AATCTGTTTGTAATTCCTCAGAAAAAGAAACCTAGTAATTGCAATGGTTGCAGGATTTTTTGTATCTAGTATGTAGCTAGTGCGTAACTTTCGGTGTAAATATGTGCAAATAGCAAACCGATGAAAAAGTTCAAAAATAGAGGGCGGAGGCTATTGCCCCCGCCCCTTGTTTAGCCCCTCACGATGTACTCGTAGTAGCGGGCCAGTTTGTCCTCTGGTGCGTCCTTATCACACAGGAACGATTTTGCCATGTCGGCGTAAAAATCAATCTTATCGCCAACACCGTGTTTCTTGGCTACCTTAACGTAGTCACTATAGACCATGTTGAGGGCCGCCCAAAACTGGACAGGGTCGCACTCAATCCCACGCTGGGCCATGACCTGCTTTGCCTGCTCCAGCGTCCAGTGAGCGCCACGGGTGCCGTCTTCGTTATCCATATGCTTAGACCATTCATCGGCCATCTCCTTCGTGAAAGGGATATAGCCGGAAGCAGCCCCATAACCTGTCATGCGTTCTCCACCTTTTCTGTACGCCATCTCGTCCATGCGGTAGTCATGGTCAAACTCTCTCGGAGTTCTCATTTCTCCTTCTCCAGAGATAGCGAATCCGATTTTGTTCATTGGCCGATTCATCTCCCGTCGCTCTGTGTATGCGCTCCCATCCTCCCGATAGACCGGTGGGACGTAGGGGTAGCCGTAGTGAGACTGAGGGCCGTACATCCGGTCATCCCAGTAGCGGTTCTCTACCCACATGCCGCCATCGTTGCGTGGGGCAAAGCGTCCATCAGAGTAACGACGATAGCCCCGATCCTCCGGCTCCATCATCTCAGAGCGCGGTGCATAACGGCCATTGTCGTAATGCTCCCGGCCATGGCGGTCACGAAACTTATCATCGACATCGTAGTTGTCGTAGCTCCGTCCGTCGTTGTAGCGACGATTGTTGCCACTGGACATGAGCATCATCCGAGTAGATCGTTTCATTTTGACCCCTCCTTACGCCGTAGGGGCGGGTGCAGCACCGCCGTCAATACTGGCAAGATTGTTGCTGGGAGAGCAGCAGGGCTGCCCCAGCATGCGGAACGAGCCGCCGGTGGGGGTAGTCACCACACAGACGGAGTATCGGGTGCGAGTACGGATGCCGCAGGCAGTCACCTGCGCGCAGTTACGCTTGGTAAGGGGATATAGCTCTGTCCCCGTACCAATAGTAATGTACACAGGTGCATTGATGGTAGTTGTGGCCGGGATGGACTGGGCTACCACAATACAATACTTCCCGCCGTTGTTGTAGGCACCGGCAGGCAGATTGATTTCAAGGTTGCCGCCGGTAAAGGTGACCGCCTGGCTTAGCACCAGGTTGTCGCACAGGCGGCAAACAGGCTTACAAGACATAAAATACCTCCAAGAATCAGGGGCGGCAGACATTTAGCCCGCCGCCCCGAAATAGTCACGGCAGAGCCGGAAATTTAAAGTGGTCGATTTCGACCAGTTTAGCAGCCACAGCCGCAGCCGCTGCTGTAGGTCCCGCAATAGGGATAGGGGGCGGGCACTTGGTAAGCGGGTACGGGCATGGGGTTGATGCGCCGAATCAGCTCAGAGGTCTGAGCGTCAGACATGGCAGCAAGATAAGAGTTCTGTGCGGTCTGGCTGGCCTGGAACTTCAACGCCTGATTCTCAGACTGGAGGGAGGCGATCTTATCCTGAGTCAAGAAATTCAGGATTTCACGAGTACCAGCGTTCTGGCTGTCAATGATATCTCGTGTGCTATTCTGGATGGTATTCTGGATGGCGCAGGTGTTGGTCGCCATGTTGTAGTTCACGCCGTCGATAGCGCGCTGGGTCTGGCAGCAGCAGTCCTGTGCCTGAGCGGCCATGTTGCACATCTGAGACTGGACGCCGTTGAAGCCCTGGAGAAGTGCCACATTGGTGTTGTTGAAGCCGCTGGTGATGCTGTTATTCAGCGCATAGGTGCTGTCACAGATGCCCTGCTGGATAGCAGAGATGCCGCGCTCAACGCCATTGAACGCAATGGCCTCGTTCACATCGGCACGGGTGGCTAGGCCCTCGAGGCCGGGATCGGTGCTGGCACCGCCACCGCCGAAACCACCGAAGCCGCCGCGGCCCCAGCCAAAAATCATGGCGAAGATGATGATAGCCCACCAGCCATCGCCACCCCAAAAGCCGCCATTGTTACAGTTGCCGCCGTTGGAGTCGGAGCCAAGAGCATAGCCAGTCGCAAAATCGTTATCCATTGTATATACTCCTTTGTCAGTTATTACATCGGGGCCGTACGCTCCCCGGATGTTTCCAAAGAGCGGTTTTTATCAAGACCCGAAAACTGATAAAGAGTGCTCTATTTTATTTCATGGGTATACCTAGTTGTCGTGCAATTTCCTCAACGGAGGTTCCCCTCTGTTTCGCCATGTTTTCTGCTGTTTGGCGAAGCTGCTGCGGGTTTTTCCCCTGAATGAGCCGCATAGCTTGGGCAGCCTGTGGATTCTGGCCAGCCATCTGTTGGAGCATTTGCATGGGATTCCCGCCGTTCCGCGCCATCTGGAGCATGGCCATCATGGGATTATTCATCGGAGGCATCATTCTTTTTCCCTGCCTTTCCGCCGGACGTGGGCTTTTTCAGCCGTTCTATTTCGTCCTTCAGATTGTTGATGGTGTCCTTCATGTCCATAAATTCATCCAGCGGTGCAAAAGCGGGGGCCGGGTTCTCTGCCTGCTGTTCTTTTGCCTGCTGTTGGCCGTGGAACTCAAACACATCAGCAGCTCCGGTATTGGTATTGAATCGTTTCATATAGACCACATTATGAGCGAGGTCGGGGAAAAACATGGGAGCACCCATGAAGTCAACCGGAACACCCAGCGCTTCTTCCCTGGAGGCCACAGGACGGCAGAAAAAAGCGGGCTGTGTGTTTACATTACTCTGTGGCTGAATGGTCTGTGAGGGTTGCTGAGTAGGTTGCTGGGGCTGATATACTTGTGGAGCCGGAGCAAACGGGGTAACAGGATTGTAGGCCCCATAAGCCGGGTATGTGTAATTAGGAAACGCCATACTGACGCGCCTCCCTCCCCGCCTCCAATGCGGTTACGTAATCCTCTAGGCCCTCGTCATCTCCCTGTGCCATGTACCACATCGCTGTTTCGGTGGCACAATCGCGGGACATGCCAGCGGCTACCATCCTCTCAATCAAAGTCATCTCAAACACGTCCTTGTCCATAAAAATAAGGAGTCCGTGAGGAGGGCGGCGACGTGTACCAACCCTGTATCCTCACGTCCTCCATGTCTATATTGTCGCATAAAAATACCCCGCATGGGCGGCACACATGTGGGGGTTGTGTGGAAGTTATGGGGGATTCGCGTAATTTTTTGTATTTACTTTTTGAGATGTTACTTTATAATAGAAAGGGAGCGTGAAAAATATGATTATATATCGGCCCCATAGAGGCGGACTGAAAGAGGCTATGTCAGAAGCAAAAGAATTTAATAATGTAGAGGATATGAAAGAGTATATAGTCAAGCAGCATACTGACGATGTTATGGGAGAGGCATTTTCCAAAAATGATATTGTATTGGAAGAAGATGGGATAGAGGATAAAAGAACTGGGTGGAAAGACACA